CAATAACCGACAGCCCTATATGCAAAACAACTCCTGTGGAAGGCGAGGTGTTTATTGATGAATCAAAACAGACATTCAAAGCATCAGAAAATGACCGCTGTACGTGAGGCCGGATTCTGCATGATTGACGCCGGTATGTATTTGGATACTCATCCTTGCGATGGCAAGGCAATGGATTATTTCAACCGTTACCAGCAGATGTACAAAGAAGCCGTCTGCGATTACGAAAAACACTGCGGACCGTTATTTTTAACCGGTATTGATACAAACGATGGCTGGACCTGGACCGATGAACCGTGGCCATGGGAAGGGGGGTGCAGCTGATGTGGACGTATGAACGACGACTGGAATACCCGGTCAATATCAAAACGCCGAATGCAAAATTGGCAAAAGTAATAATCAGTCAGCTGGGTGGACCGTAGTGCTGAGAGTTATAAACTCTTATAAAGCACGAAAAGATGGCAAAAAGCCACCTTTTTCGGTTTATAATATGCATTCTTCTATTGAATCTTACGAATGAAGATATCTTAGCATCTGGCATATCAATAATTATTAAAAAAATTCTTGACGCTCTCCTTTTTTACTTCTTTCCATCTTGTTTTGTATTCAACACTATGTTCCTTTTGTTGAATCGACTTTTCAAGAGCATCAGCTAGAGATACACCCGTAGTTTTTGTCTTTATGGTGACAGTTTTTAACATACTCTTTGTTGCCATAATCGTCTGCGCCCCTTTTTGTATTTCTATCCATTATATTTTACATGATAATTAGGAAATGTCAACGGAATAACTGCTGATTTTCCCAAAAAACCACCCTAAAAATTCTTTCAAATTATGACAACAATTTGCATTTTAAATTTTTTCACCTTCCTTATCTGCTTTCTGTTGCAGAACATCAATGGACTTTGTAATCACCGACGGAAGTTTGATTCCCATCAAACCTGCATTTTCTACAATGGAAATCAACTCATTTGTTATAAATGCTATAACAACAGCATCTCGAAAATAATCCGTACCAATTGCCAAATCAACTCGATATGCTATAAGTACAAATACAAACGACATCCCTTTCCGGCATAATCCCTTCCACCCGGCGCGGGATTCCAATTTTCCCGTTGATGTCTTATTGCTCTTCTTAAACACACCCGCTACAAGCAATCCTGATACATAATCCACTGTCATAAAAATAAGAAGTGTTGTCATTCCGGAAGTCCATCCTCCAAAAAATGCTGCCACACTACTTCCAATCAACCCGCAAATCGTACAAATCATCTGTTTCATTCTTCAGTCCCCCTTTTCTTGCTCTTCCAATTCATCCGCAACCGTTGGAGATTCTCCCCAGATTGCGAACACCGCATTAACAACTTCTTCCGGTTCCGTCCCCTGCAAATCACTTCTTCCAGTTTCAGAATTAACATAGGCACATCTATGTCCATCGCCAATCTGTGATCTCACTCCATTAATTTCAATAAACTTTTGAGTTAAAATGCTAACTGATTGGTTCGTAAGCATATCAACCGTCTTTTCTTCCTTAATTTCCATCATCTCACCATTCCTTTCCATTAATCAAATCCAATAAATCAAATCTATGTAAACCATCGAAATCTGCTTGGCTTTCGGTAATATCACATTAAGATAGCCTGTGCCACTTGTAACCTTCGTTGCCGAAGTACCGCCTATCATGACATGACCGGCATATATTTCACGTATTTCCTTGCTGATATATCCTATTGGGTTGTATGGCAAATCTTTCAGGCAAAACTCACTAATACTAGGTGTTTCACTCTGCAATTCAAGCATGCCTTTAATATGAACTATATTGCCAACCTTTTTATATTCACCATAGCTGAAAATATTTGCGTATCTCTCATCACCATAATAATGAGAAATTGAGGGTGTCCATGTTTTTTCTTCATAGTTTCCCTTAACACCAATTGACGCCGCTACCTGACCACCAGTTACTAAGCCGGTATCTCCGGTATTAACTACTCCCAATGACTTCTGACATGCATCCCCCAATGTATAAGTTCCTGCCACCGGAACACCATCTTCATTGAAATATACCGGTCTTTTGGCACTTCCAATTGCTTTTTCATTAGAAAGTTTCTTTGCAATATTTACTGTTTTATCTGCGTCAGCTGTATTGTCAACATTTGATAATTCTGCTAATTTTTTTCTAATGTCAGAATCAAAAACAGTAAACATCGGTTCTACTGCCGTAATTGTAAGTGATTCAATTTTCACCCTGAACAGTGGCATATCGTCAATCAAGTCGCCGCCATCCAAAATGTTTCCTGAAATGTATGAAGGGTCTGTTGCCGTTGCTCCTGCTGTCCCTTTGATAACTACCAATGAAGCCTTTTCGATTGATGTGTCTGCATTTCTTTCATATCGCATAACAATCAGGTCATTCCTATTTGAACCGCTAATGCCATTTTCAATTGCTACATCCACATAATCCGTGAGTTCAACTCCCATCTGCGTCCCCTGGTTCATGCACATTCCGTCTCGGATTCTGATTTGATTATTTGTAACAATCGTTGCAGCAAATTTGTGACCATAATCAAAAACATATTTCCCCGTTCCAAAAACAGAAGCATTCATTGCCCGGAAATCATCTGACGTGATATGTTCTGTACCGGTCCGCCCTGTTACAATATTAACTGCCATTTTTCTTCACCTCATATCTTATTGATTCTTTATCTCTTTCAATGGTTACAATCTTTTTCGTGATTGGCTGCGCAACAAATATTCCCGTGTTGTTTTCAAACGCTCCGACAATATCACCTATATCATACATTTTTTCCGTATCCAGTGAGATTTCCAATTCGTCCGAAGCGTAATACTCTGCAAACCGTTCAATCGCACCGTCAACCATTGTTTTATAATGGTCCAGTACCTTTTCATAATAAGCATTCGGTGCAAATTCAACACCAACATCAACATCCTTTTGGCACGTATAATATTTGTTTTGCGTCCACGTTGGAAAATCGGTAACTACCTTCATATAATATTTATTTGCTTTCCAGTTCGGTGCCACAACCTTGGTTTCTTTGGTATATCTGTCCTGAGCGTTCCATTTGGGTGGTACTTCCTTGCTTCCTTTGTTATAAAACGTATTTTTCCGCCACTTAGGTGCTTTCTTTTTATAAATGGCTAAATCTCCACATTTTACATATTTACCATTAAAATAAATACAATAAGTGTCTTTATATGTATGTTTCCAATCGGATGGCTGACGCACCTGCAAATTATAAAACTTCCTTTGAGTCTGCAGAACATTGACTGTAATCAATACCATCTGTAACATAATAATTACCATAATTTTTATTCCAGTCGTTTGGCTGTTTTGTCTGTTTCTTATATATTTCAACAGTCACACTGTCAACGGCAGCATACTCATTTTCCTTGACTTCAAAATAGTCCTTGTAATTAGCCGCCCAGTCAGATGGTTGTTTTGTCAACAGTACATAAGTCGTTTTTGATTCACTTTCCACGTTATTGTATTCACCATTTGATAAATAAAAGTAGTCTTTGTAATTTGAGTTCCAGTTCCACGGCTGCACCGTCTGCAACACATACACATCCTGAAGATTCCTCTCAATCTCCTTATAACTTCCATCTGAAATTTGAAAATACTTCGTATAATCTTGTTTCCAGTCCGGAGGCTCATTCGGCAGTGGCAGGTAATTTTCAATCGTTTCCGCTGAACTAAAGTCATACGTTTCCGCAATCTCTGCACTGCCAAACAACGATTGATTTCTCTTATCAAGGATGTAATCACTATCTTGCATTGGATTATCCGTCAAAGCATATGGTAAAATACCACCGTTTTCATTCGAAAAAATATGTATCACATGCCTATCTTTCAAATCACCCTGGCCAAGACAGATTATATGGTTGCATAAATTAAAGTTTTTCTGCATCGAAAAAGAAACCTGCGATGTATCAAATTCTTCATCAATCGAATAATCGCAAAGCAATTCACACCAAAGCAATACTTTATTACCCTGCCATTTCATACACAGTTTTGCATGATACGATTGAAGCATTTTCCGTATTCCATCATATCCATTTTCATAGCGAAATTGATAATTTCTAACTTCAATGCCAGACAAATCACCACTAACAAAAAATGTATCTGTAAGATTCATTCTCTCGATAAGTTCGAGAACAACCTCATTTGCATCGCCATATACCGTCAGATAATCATACCCGGCATCCGGCTCTAATACTTTACTGTTTAGCACTCCGTGCCATGTTCTTCCCTTATAAGCCAGCTTATTATTATCCGGGTCCGGCGCTATACTATCAATAATCCCTCCGTATTCCGTACCTTCAATATAGAGAATATAATCCTGCTGACATGGGTTGTTATCAAGCAAAACCGTGCACTCAAAGTCATTTTCACTTTCACCATACGCAAGGTCAAACTTATAATCCTGCAGCACTCCAAGGTCAATCCGATTCTCGTCCGCATATATCAAATCCATTTTGGCTCACTCCTTTCCGTAAAAGAACGAACAGAAACAATACAACCTTCCTGCCACTGCATCAATGTTCTTCCATCTGTCGCTGGCATTTTTTCAAAGATATAATTTTCTCTGTCACGTCTTGAAAATTCGTTTACCTTTTCACCATTTGCCTTTGTTTTTACAATCGTTTTTTCTATGCTGTTAATGGTCAAATATTCGCCTTCTTCCAACGCAGTATATACACGATAAAACCTTGCCGCCTGCAATCACCGTAGGGTCCTCGCATGCTCCAG